GGAACTTCAATACAGGAAATGTCTACTGATGATTTTAGACAGCGTTTAATAGAAAGAGTTAAAAGACAAGCTACTGATACAGATGAATCTACTATAAGAGTACAAGAAATTATTAAATCTATTGAACGTCTTCCCGATTCTAGAATCAAAGACTTACAAGAACAAGAGGTATTATCAATGACTAATACACGTATGCAAAGTAATACAGGTGGTCTTTTAGGTGATTTAGATAAAGATGGTAAGTTATCTGGATATGAAGCCAATAGACAAAAAGCTATTGAGGATAACATGAGAGATAAAAAACAAGAAGGTGGATCTATGCTTGTTCCTCCAGAAATGGATACAACTCCTATAGATACTTATCCTAATGTACCACCAGAAGAAATGGCAGAAGTAAAAGCATCACAAGAGCCAGATGAAGTTATGGAAGATAACTATGAAGAATTTGTTTTAGGTGAAGCTATTTCACCTGAAGATAATACTTATTTAATGACTGCACTAAACTCAGATCCAAAATTGCAAGAAATTTTTAGTAAAATTATGGACACTGCTTTTGAGTTTTCAGGGGCAGGTAAAGTTGAAGGACCAGGAACAGGAGTATCAGACTCTATTCCTGCCAGACTATCAGACGGAGAATTTGTAATAACTAAAAAAGCTACAGATCAAATAGGTGCTGATAATTTACAGACAATGATGGATAACGCAGAACGTGCTTATGATGGCGGTCTGCAAGGATATGAATTAGGTGGACTATTAGAAAAGCGTTCTGAAGAAACACTAGATGGACCTCAAACGGAAAAACTAGTGCGTCAAAAGATGATTAATGCTGATAGAATGCCTAGCATAAGGCGATAAGGCTACTTCTTTGAACCCCTTATCATTTTTTAATCTGACAGGCTACCTTATATTAAGCCCCTGAAGGAGAGTGACAATGACACAAGAAAGTGTAGAACCAACACCAAACCCATATAACATGAGAAAAGAATGGCACACGCCTGATATTCCTAGTCATGGAGATGCGAATGGGTTATTTTATTCAACTAAAGAATCACAGGCTACCTCCAACGAAACAGTTGAAGCCCCTGTAGAAACTAAAAGAGCTAGAACTAATTATAAAAAGCGGTATGATGATTTAAAAAAACATTATGATGCTAAACTGGCAGATTTTAAACAGAAAGAACAAGAACTTTTAGCAAAGGCTAATTCAAATAGAGCTTCATATAAGCCACCTAAAAGTATTGAAGATCTTGAACAGTTTAAAACAGAAAACCCTGATTTGTATGCAACGGTTGAATCTGTTGCTCATTTGCAAACACAACAGCAAATGGAAGCGGTTCAACAAAAATTATCAACTTTAGAAGAAAGAGAAAGGATGTTATCTAGGAAAGAAGCTGAAACTTCTTTAGCTCAAAGACATCCAGACTTTGAAGATATTAAAGGCGATGAAAATTTTCATACTTGGGCAAAAATGCAACCAGAACAAATACAGCAGTGGGTTTATCAAAATCCAGATAATGTAGAATTAGCCGCTAAAGCAATAGATCTTTATAAGTTGGAAACAGGTATCTTAACTTCTCAAAAATCAAAGTCACAACCCAGAGGAAATGCAGCAGACTTTGTATCTACTAAAACAACTTCAATAGATACAAAAGAGCCTAGAATCTGGTCTAAACAGGAGATCGCAAAGATGTCTATGCGTGAGTTTGATAAATATGAAGCAGAAATAGATCAAGCTATCATGGAAGGCAGAGTGCGACCTTAATATTAATTTTTAAAGGAGCAATATAATATGGCAGCTAATACTTCAGATAGGTTTTTTGAACCTAGTCCGGATACTAATGCGAACTTTGCTAATTCCGTAGCAGGTCAAACTAACTCATTCTTCATGCCAGAAATCTTTTCCAAGAAGGTACTTAACTTCTTCCGAAAAGCTTCTGTAGCTGAAGCTATCACTAACACAGACTATGCAGGAGAAATTGCAGCTTTTGGAGATTCTGTAAAGATTATCAAAGAGCCAGTAATTACTGTAGATCAGTACGAGCGTGGTCAAGACATTACAGCAACTAAACTTACTGATCAGGAACTAACCTTGATTATAGATAAAGCTAACGCTTTTAAGTTTATTGTTGATGACATTGAAACCAACATGTCTCATGTAAACTTCAAAGAAGTTGCAACCTCTTCAGCCGCATACTCTTTGCGAGATGCTTTTGATCAGGGTGTAATTATAGATATGTTTGCAGGAGTTTCTGCATCATCACCTAATCATATTTTAGGTTCTGATAGTGCTACTGATCTTGCAGCAGGTACTTTTGATGGTACAGGTAACTTGGATATTGGTTTTGCTTCAGGTGAACATGATCCAATAGATGTTCTTTCCAGAATGGCTAGACTTCTTGACGATTCAAATGTACCTGAAGAGGGACGTTGGTTCCTTGCTGATCCACAGTTCTATGAGGTACTAGTACAAAGTTCTTCTAAGCTTTTGTCTGTTGACTTTAATGCAGGACAGGGTTCAATTCGTAATGGATTGGTAAGCTCTGGAAAGCTACGAGGATTTGATATGTATAAGACTAACAATATTGCCGCAACATCTAATGCTGCTGGTAAAATTCTTGCAGGACATATTTCTTCAACTTGTACTGCTCAGACTATTACTAGCACAGAAGTAATCCGCGATCCAAGTAGCTTTGGAGATATTGTACGAGGTCTTCATGTGTATGGAGCAAAAGTGCTTCGTCCAGATGCACTAGTCTCTGCCTTTTATGGTATTGACTAACTAGTAGTAAATTATTCTTCGCATAGATCATGCGTGAAAAGATCACTAATTTTCTATGCGGAGGATTTATTATGGAATGTACATACATATATCGCGGTGTAAAATACACAGTAATTAAAAAAGTAAGGTAATATTTATGCCTCAGTTAGGATCTGACAAAAGCCCTATAATGATTAACTCTAAAAAAAGAGGGAAGTCTTTAGGGCTTTCAGGTAAGTTTTATAGCCCTGAAAGAAAACAGAAGTTTGATGAAAACTACGATAAGATATTTAATAAGAAGGTAAGTTAATGGCATATTTACAGTCTAACATACCTTACTTTAAATGTTGGGTGAGAAGAGAGTACACTAATAATCATGCCAACTATCATGGAGAATACTTACACGCACTTGCTATCGGAGTGACTTGTATTCCAGATAGATGTTTAAGTTTTCAAGTAGTTTTTACAGGCGCAGAAACTTATGATACTGATGAACCTAATATACATGGAGGAGCAATGTGGGCAAGAATGCCTATTACTGCTTTAATTGGAGATACAGTTTTAGAAGAGTGGGGTGAGCCTATGCAGCCCCATTTAGCTCAACCTTGGGATTGCTCTTCTAGAAATCATCAAGTTCATGTATATGATAGAACTAGTTCAAGTCCTTGGATTTGCAAAATTGATGGTGAATTTCATGTGGGAAAGTATATGTTTACAGTAGATTATACAGATAGTCATATCTCTGATGATCCTGCTCAACATAAACAAAGCCATGTTATAGAACTAACAGATGCAGGAAAATGGACAGGCAATATAGTAGCTTTACCTAATAATAGAGTTAGGGTTACAAACCCTGCTCTTTGGGAATGTGGAGATGGTCCTCCAGACTTTAAACCTAGTCAGTGGACGCATAGCGCAGAATGTGATGTAAGTTATATGATTCCTGAAATAACTTTTGATAATTTATATGCTGACAATGAGGAGAGCTAGTATGAAACATAAAATGAAAACTAAAATGGGAACTAAAGGCGGTGCTAGAGGCGGTAAAATGATGGGCGGTGCTGCACGTAATGTTCCTAAAGAAGTTCTTAAAGATGAAAAGAGAAGGACTAAAAAGATGTATGGTGGTAAGTCCTCAAAACAAGGAACAAGAATGGGTAAAAAGGGTGGCGGTATAATGGGCTTTAATACAGGACCAGTATAAATGGCAACATATTTAGAATTATGCAACCAACTTTTATTAGAGGCTAATGAGGTAGAACTAACAAGTTCTGATTTTACTTCTTCTAGGGGCATTCAAACTCATATTAAAGATATTATCAATAGAGCATATTTTGATATGATTAATGAAGAACCTCAGTTTCCTTTTTTAGCTGTTAATGAAAGTGGAACGTATGATCCTTTATATGGAAATGCTGTTATAGAAACTGTTGCAGGAACTCGTTGGTATGAATTAAAACCTGCGAGTTCTAGCATAGTTGATGATTATGGATATGTTGATTGGGATAATTTTTATATAACTACAGCAGGAGTTTCAGGAGAAACTGAGCCTTTTACTTCTAGAGAATTATCTTTTATAACTATAGATACTTTTAGAGATTTTTATCATGCTAGAGAACATATAGATGATGCCTCTAGTAATGCTCAACATGGTCTTCCTATTAGAGTTATAAAAAGTCCTGATAATAGAAAGTTTGGATTAAGTCCTATACCTGATAAAGTATATAAAGTTTATTTTTATGCTTATACTTTACCTACAAAACTTTCAGCACATTCAGATGTACCTGTTTTTCCTGATGTATATACAACAGTTCTTATAGCAAGATCTAGATATTATATGCACCAATTTAAAGATAACTTACAAGCAGCCGCTTTATCTTTAGATGACTATAGAAAAGGAATTAGGAACATGAAATTACATTTAATGAGTCCTACTCCCAAATACTTCAAAGATGATAGGATGGTATTTATTTAATGTCAAGACTTCAACCTTATGGTGTATCTTGTAAAGGTGGGTTAAATACTAACTTAACTCAATTTGAGATGTTAGCTAAACCTGGTTTGGCTATGATATTAGAAAACTTTGAGGTTGATACAGATGGTGGTTATAGAAGAATTAACGGATTTACAAAATTTGGTGGAGCAAGTCAGGCTAGACCTAATTCTACTAATCCTATAATAGGTTTGCAAGTATACCATGATGGAGTTATAGCATCTTCAGGCACTAATATATATTTTTCAAATGATGGTATAACTTGGTTATTAATAAATAGATCTAGTGTATCTGCAAGTGGAGATAATTATTCTACTTTTACAGGAAGATCTGTAGCTACTAGAACAAATCAAGGTCAGTGTAATTTTGCTATTTATGATGGTGACTCAACTTTTGGTGAAGTATTTATTGCTGATGAATCTTCTCAAAATAATATTTTTTATTTTAGAATAGAAGGAACAGGAGCTTTAAGTTCTAGGACTTATTATGCTAAAGAAATTACTGTAGGAGATGGTTCACCTAAACCTACACTAGTAACTGTGCATGACAGACATTTAGTAGCTTCAGGCGACTCTTCTAGTTCTAATACTATTTATGTAAGTGGAACAGATGATCCTGAAAGTTTTAGTAGTACAGGTTCTTTTACAGTTAAAACAGATGATAAAATAATAGGGATTAAAGGTTTCCGTCAAGACTTAATTATTTTTGGTAAAAATAGTTTATTTAAATTAGTTAATATAAATGATACTGATAATGTAGCAATACAACCAATAACAACAAATGTGGGCTGTTTGGATAATCATACTATTCAAGAAATTGCAGGTGACTTAGTATTTTTAGCTCCTGATGGTGTGCGTACTGTAGCAGGTACAGCACGTATTGGTGATTTAGAGTTAAGCTCTATTAGTAGGCAAATTCAAAAACGTATTGAGTTAGTAGCTGCTGATATAAGTAATTTAACATTATCTAGTGTAGTTTTAAGACAAAAATCAGAATATAGAATTTACTACTCAAAACTAGGGCAAACACCAAGATCATCTAAAGGTATTATAGGAACATTAACTAGTGAAGGTTTTGCATGGTCTGAAACACTTGGAATACAAGCTCACTCAGTAACTTCAGGATTTGATAGTAATAATGTAGAACAAACATATCATGGTGATAGAGATGGATATGTATACAACCATGATGTAGGAAATTCATTTTTTCACAATAATGTAGAAGCAAATATTAGAGCAGTTTATAAAACTCCACATTTTGATTTTGGAGACTTTGGTACAACAAAAAATTTAAGATATGTAAAACTAGCATTTACACCTGAAGGTCAAATACAGCCAACTCTTAGAGTAAGATATGATTATGAATCTACAACTATTCCACAACCTAACGATTATATATTAGATTCTGTTCCTGTACCTTCATTATTTGGAACTTCAAAGTTTGGACAAGAGGTATTATTTGGAAGCACAACTGATCCACTAGTTAGAGTATCTACTCAAGGAGCAGGTACTTCTATTAGTTTTAGAATACTTTCATATGATAAAAATGCTCCGTATTCTATTAATGGTATTTATGCTCAATATTTACCTTCACAAAGGAGATAAAGAATGGCAAGTGTAGGATATACAAGACAAAGTTCTTTTGTAGATGGAGATACCATAACATCAGATTTATTTAATAATGAATATAATCAACTAGTTAATGCCTTTACCTATAGTTCTACAGGAACTACAGGACATCAACATGACGGAACAGCAGGAGAAGGCGGTAATATTCCACAAATAGGAGATCAAGATTTTCTTAACAAAGTAGTTGTTGATACTTCTAATAATAGAGTTGGGTTTTTTGTAGAGGTTTCTAGCTCCGCAGTAGAACAAATAAGAGTACAAGATGGAGCTATAGTTCCAGTAACAAATAATGATATAGATTTAGGAACAAGCTCTTTACAGTTTAAAGATGCTTTTTTTGATGGAACTGTAGAGGCAGATGCTTTAACAATTAATGGTACAACACTAGCAGAAACAATTAGCGATACTGTAGGAGCTATGGTATCTGGTAATACTGAATCAAACATTACTGTTAGCTATGATGACTCAGATAATACTTTAGACTTTGTAGTTGGCACTCTTAATCAAGACACAACAGGCAATGCTGCAACTGCAACTGCCTTAGAAACTGCAAGAGATTTTAGTCTTACAGGAAATGTAACAGCTAGTGCTATTTCTTTTAGCGGTACAGGAAATGTAGCTCTAAGCACTACAATAGGTAGCAGTGTAGTTACTAATGCTATGCTTGCAGGATCTATTGCTAACGCCAAGCTTGCAAACTCTACAGTTTCATTTGGTGGAATATCTTTAGCTTTAGGGGCGAGTGATGCCACACCTGCTTTTGACTTATCAGATGCAACAAACT